TCAACTATAACGATCAAGAAGACTGGGAGACACAAACGGTTAGAGTACGGACTCATCCTGATCTGTTTGCTGTGATTGATGCTCTTGGCGAACAAGCAAACGGTGATCACGCTCGGTTGAAGATCGTCGAGATTACTGATGAAGATGTTACGATTGATCGTATCAAGATTAGCGAATATGATGGCAGTGAGTGGATTGCTGAACGACACAGAACCTGGAGTTAAAATGGCACAGAAGAAACAACAACCTGTTGAGCACGTTGATGTTGTCCTGCTAGACGAGAATACCGTCTGGCCGCAGGATTACGATTGGCAAAAGTACTTTGCTCGTGTTGTTAATGGTGTTGATGGTCTAGTGACGGTTGAAGCAACGAAACTGCGTGGCGTTGTTCTTCAGTTGGTGGAGTTGAAACAACATGTAGCAGCACTGGCTGCTGAACGGACACGGCTGCTAAAAACTGTTGCAGCGTTAGCACACGAGAACGCTGAACTGCAAAAGCAAATGCCGAAGGAACCACGGAAGATTCAGACCGGCGATCGTGTGCAATCAACAATGAACGCTGGATTTCACAAAGGCGCTAAAGGAACTGTCCAGTTTGTTGAACCGTCTTACGAAAAGGTGTGGGTGCTCCGTGATGGTGCTTCTAGTCCTGTGTTCTACCATCCGGATGAGTTGGTGATTCTGGACGAGCAAGATGTGGTCACAGCTTCGGAGTAAACTGGCATCAACATGCCCGATACATGGCTGCGCTATCACTGTAACGAACACGAAGGAAATCTATTGCGGAGCGTGCAGATCTGAACAACTAAACAAGACAATCGCTACACAACAGTTCTTGATTGACCAGTTGAAGAGTGCACTTGCGCTGTCGATGACAAACAGTGGATGGAAGTTGGAAGACGCACAGCAACACGTCAATACTGAGTTTACTGTTGAGCGGGCGACCGAGATACTGGAAAACACAGATGAAAACAAAGACGATAACACTGCGGATAAAAGTTCCTGATTGGTTTCCAGGTCCGGCTTATTGGCACCACGTCAAGGTCACGTGGAAGACGCTGAAATTCAAGTTTCAACCGTTCTATTGCATTGATTGCGGGACGAAGATTGACTTCAAGTTCCCTGAATATGAGCATCAGGGTGAGGGGAAGGATCGCTTGCTGCTTTCTCACCACGGTTACCATCTTACAAACGATGCTCGCGGGGGTGTATGCGGCCACTGTCTTGCTAACCGTATTCGCGGATTGTTTACACGCACGAAGCCAGCGCAGGGCCGTGGAACGAAGATGAGCACATCAAAGGTAACATACCACTACAAAAAGGTCTGTGACTGCTGCCACAAAGAAAAGAAAACGATTGATGTATCGTGGGATAACCAATGTGATATCAGGTTTGGCACACGGTGGTGGAACGGATTTTTTGTCTGTGAGGACTGTTTGACGGAAGCAGCAGAAAAAGGAATGCCACGATCAGGGATCTCTGCTTGGTTTGGCGGCAGAAGCTACCCAATCAACTCGGTAGGTGCTGCAATCGGGCTAGATACGTGGTACAGATTGTTGCTGCCAATCAAAAAACAAAGGCTGAAAAATGAAGACAAGACAACAGTTAGTTGATGACATTGAGCAGAGTTGTCAGGATGTGCAGGAGTTTGTCAACAACGCGAGTTATAGTGGTGGAATGCATATGGAAGCGCGGATCAAACTGCTTGAAAACCGAGTAGAAGATTTGTATTGGTTTGTGCGACAGTTGATTCACCATGTCCCTGAACAGATACCAGAAGAGAAAAATGAAACCTAGCATCCTGTACGTGTTTGACATTGACGACACGCTGTTGTGGACATCAGCACGAACCATCGTCAAACATAACGGTGTCGTTGTTGCCCGCCTGACGTGCCGGCAGTACGCAGAGCACACGCTGCCTGCCGGTCATGAATACGACTACACAGAGTTCCGCAACGCTCAGATGTTCCACGATGAGTCTGTTCCTGTCGGTCCTGTAATGGAGAAGATCAGACAACTCCAGCAGCAAATCGACGGAACAACATCAAAGATCATTATGAACACAGCTCGTGAGGACCTCGATGACAAGGACACGGTGCTTGCAACGTTTGAGAGGTTTGGTCTTGACATGAGCAAGATTCACGTTCACAGAGCAGGAAGCATGCCAGGTGATCTTCATATGGCAGAGAAGAAGATGGTGTTCATCAAGCGGTACTTGCACATCCATCCGTACGATGAGGTTCATATGTACGAAGACTCGTTGACCAATCTGAAAGTTTTTAGTAAGATGCCGGAACTGTTCCCAAACACAAAGTTCATCGGCTGGTTGGTTGATGAAAGCGGCAACGCAACAGTGTTTGAGCAGTGATAAAAAAGATTGGTGACCAACCTGTTGACTTTTATAAATAAACAGGTATAGTGACCAAACATTGAACGGCCAACAGGTGGCGAAACAAAAAAAGTTTCAAAAATCTGTTGACCTTCATGAATAAACGGTGTACAATGATGTACATCAAGTAAAGGATTTTTCAAGTGAACGCAACTTTTGCATCTTATAACCTGTTAGCAGCACCCGCGACCCTTTTGGGCCGTTGGCTGCCTGCCGCCCCAGGTTATATGCTGCCGCCAGGTGCGGGTTCTTGTTTTGAAGGAGATGGTCACGCGTAAAGCGACCTGAACCTCAAGTAACACAAGAACCCGGCAGATGAAAGTCTAGCCGGGTTTTTTATTCGCCATCGTGCGACACAATGCTCATTAACAATTTGGATGATGTGAAGATTTAAGTAGGGGTGTAGTTCCAATTGGCAGAACATCGGATTCCAAATCCGAGTGTTGGGAGTTCGAATCTCTCCGCCCCTGCCATTTTTAGTCTTCTTTGTCTGGGTGTAACTCAGTCTGGTCAGAGTGCCGGTTTTGGAAGCCGGAAGCCCGAAGTGGATCTCGCAGGTTCGAATCCTGTCACCCAGACAAAGAAGATTATCAACGATCTGTTGACTGCTTGTGAAAAACAGGTATAATACAGATATCTCGGAGTGTAGCTCAGCCAGGTAGAGCTCTGCGTTTGGGACGCAGTGGTCGCACGTTCGATTCGTGTCGCTCCGACCAATTTTCACGTGATGTATCTCAGGGTGGGCCCCAGTATAAATACCGCAGGAGGTATTTGTAATGACCAAAACAGATCAGGGCAATATAGGGGAAGCGATAGCGATATGTGAGCTAACAAAGTTGGGGTATGCAGTATCGGTTCCGCTTCAAAACAATCTACGATATGACTTAATTGTTGATTTAGGAGGACGGCTTTCGCGTGTGCAAGTAAAAACCACATCTGCTACAAAGCCGACAGGATGGGATGTGTTCATTGCAACATCTGGCGGCAATACCAAGCGACACACGCGAAAGAAATTTGATGCCAGTGCGTGTGAGTTTCTTTTTGTTGTGGCGGATAATAAAAGATGTTGGCTAATCCCAACCGACCAAATATCTTCGAGTGAGTATATCACAGTTGGCAACAAAAAATATAGTGAGTTTGAATTAGGCGGCTAGTAGGTGCGAATCCTTCCACGTCCACCACATTTTAGGCTTTAGAGTGATTGGAAATCCTATCTCTTTCATCACAAGGAGATGTTGCGAGGTTTGAGTCCTCGATAGCCCACCAAATATATACGTCTAGCTTAATGCGGTGAGCGCACGCTGCAGGCAAAGTGGCTGTTCGCGACAGCAGATGGCGGTTCGAGTCCATCGGCGTATGCCAAGATAATGTGCAAGTGCTGAAACGGGTAGACAGATAGGAGGCATCCTATGCAAAGGGTTCGAGTCCCTTGGAAGTCCGCAAGACTTTTAGTACGGTACTGCTGGTGGTTCAAATCCACCCTTGCACACCAAGATGACGGGCGTTCACGGAGGGCATTCTCGTTAAACAGAATGTTCGGTGATTCGATAGCACCAGCGTCCACCAAACAAATGGTTTTACGAGGTTTGCCGTGCAGTCATCGTATTGCAGAAAAACTGAGACAAATAATGGGGGCAGTCAGTGGGCTGCGGAGATCCCTTGCAAGGATCTTGACTAGAAGGGTTCGATTCCCTCGGCCTCCACCAAGTTAAAGGAAGTTTACAGCAAACACTACTTTATAGGAACCGGCGACGAAAGTCTTGGAGGTGCAAGTCCTCCCCGATACGGAAACGGATCGGTGGCGAAATAGTAAACGCACTGGTATAAGTAACAACTTCCTGATATTCACGCCCCGGTGGTAAATGCAAATCTGGTACAGCTACGTCGCTCAGAACGACGACTTTTGCGGGTTCGAATCCCGCCTGGGGCACCAAACAACAGAGGATAATGATGGGACACAAAATTCTTTTTGCCGATTTTGACGGCCCGTTGTGGTCCGACAGGGTGATTAGATATCACCCTGACAACACGAATGCAACGCACCCGAAGCGTGAAATCATTGCGGAAGCAATGCGTCAGAACGGCGACACGATGGCTGCTCACTGTCTGACATACTGGAAGATGGACGAGGTTGCTGTCGGGATGCTGAACTGGCTGATGGAATACGATCACTTCTACACCGTTGTGTCGAGCACGTGGAGAGAGTTATGCACCCGTGATACAATCGAGTGCATCTTTCGAATGAACGACCTACGGTTGGAGCTGCATGATGACTGGGCTACAGATGCCCACACCAGCAAATATGTTGGTGGTTGGTATGGCACCAGTTCATCTAGCGACAATCGGCTAAAACAAATCGCTAGATGGGTTGACAAAAACAAAGAAATCGTGGATGATTATCTCATCTTGGATGATCCGAGTTCTGGTGGAAGTTTGATTGATGAAAATGCAGTGCGGTGGGCTAAATTAGACCCCTCGCGAGTTGTGATCGTTGATCCGTTCATTGGCATGGAGATCAGCCACTTTGAGCAGATGAAGCGAGTTTTTTGCGAATGAGAATAATGGAGGTGCGGCGAAGTTGGAGAGTCGCGGCGGACTGTAAATCCGTTCCTTCGGGTGAGTAGGTTCGAATCTTACCACCTCCACCAAGTTAAAGGATAGGTTCAGCAAGTCATACAACATGGCTGTCCGTTTGCTTTCCGGACTAAAATATAAGGAGCAAAACTATCCTGTTATCCCTGCGTTGCAGTACCCTTGCTCATTCATCCGAGCGTAGGCAACCCAACGCAGTCACAGTCAAAGATGAGGCCCGGCTCTATCGCGACTTAATACTCCGGGAATTTTGCACTGGTGACGGAATTGGCATACGTGTTGGTTTTAGGTACCAAATTTTGTGGGTTCGAGTCCCACCCGGTGCACCATATTGAAATGCATTCATCACTGGTCGTTAGCCTTGAGAGGTTGGTAGCCTGGACTACACGACGAAGCAGCCTAACCAGCGCGGTGAAAAACCCTATTGGAGGGTGAGAGTGTATTTCAATATGGTAAGTACCTCTAGATCCTGATCGAACTAGGCTGCTAGTCACAGTAATAGCGAAAGGGGAATCGGAGAGAAGTCCTGACAATAGCCCTGACCGGCAGACGATAGGGACACCATATTGAAGAACATATCCTCCACTACTGTGGGCCCACGGTAGATTATTCGTGAAGGTTGTTGGTGATCAGATAAGCCAAGTGTTCTTCAATATGGTAACTGAGAAAGGCGTCACCACTAGAGCGACGATGCGCACTGTCTGTACGTTACGGTGACAGACTGAATTAGACAGGTTCGTGCATCTGCCGTCCGGGAATTCTCAACCCGGTGTTCTTTACGATAACAAGAACGTATATTGAAGTGCATTGAGCATCCCACTATCGTGTAGCGACGGTAGATTGGAACAAGATGTCTCCGCAACCTACTCCACGCTACAAGGGGCAAGGGAGAACGCTAGATGTAGGGTGAGTCTAGTCAATGTGTTTCAATATGGTAAGTGGTCTGTGCGAAAACGCCCGGTGAGGGCAGATCCGTGAAAGCGGGAGGCAAAAATTGCCGGTTCAAGTCCGGCGCCATATTGAAGTATTATCAACGAGTGGAAAGACGCAAGTCGAATGGTGATCTAGGAGTCCGGCTTAACGTTGGTTGGACATGCGATCTGCCTCTCCGGGCTGCAAGAGGGTTGATAATACTTCAATATGGTTTCTGATAAAATGATCGCCGATTGGCGCGATTGGTGGTTCGAGTCCACTCCTGTCCATTCCGGGCGGGTAGACAAACGGTAAAGTTGATGGAGCCATATTGAAGAGCATTAAAGACCAGGACCGGGAAGTCCATGGCATTTGACTTGTTCACGTGCCTAGTTTAAGATCCTCAAAACATTAGTGTTCTTCAATATGGTATGCCGGTTGCGGTATATCAGAATGGTGCGTCCAGCATCGTATTGAGCATAAGTTGGATACTCGCAGTCGAAGCGATTGTAGGTATGTGTTATCGGTGCCACTTAATATCTGGTGCTCCAGACGCAAGGTAACACTAGCTGCTTGCATAGCAAAGAGGGGCAGGAGGGGATGTAGCTACCCCGATCGTTCCAAGACTGCAATAGTTGAAACGCCAACAACTGGACACTATATTCAACGACATTGTGGGAGCACTGTGTTGGATTGGGAAGGTTTGACCCCGACTCGCCATACCACTCAGTACCCAGCGGCCGCAGCAGTGTTGTTGAATATAGTTGAAGGGTGGTATGTATGTGGTTCCGGGTCCAGAGATAGTATCAAGGCGGGGGTTGGCTCCTAAAGGAGGACAAGCATCTTACCATATACAAATGCACTGTTTAGTTGTATTGATAGCGGCCTCTATTAACGATTCAATCTTAACGGGTTGAATATGGCAAGAGTAAGACGTGGACAACGGCGTCATAGTCGGCAGTGCATTTGTATATGGCAAGCATCTTGCCATTAACAATGGTTGCAACCAGGAATAAAGCCTGTCTTTGACAGTCAATCAAGGCTCTACCCCATCCGTTAAATGTGCTCAGGAGAGTGACACTATATTCGCGACCGTCACCTTTATTTATAACATATGAAAACGTATTTCGTATTTTTTCATATGTTATACAGAGTAATTAACTGTATGATAGAATCCGAGATCGTAACTCGGATGACCCGTGGTAGTTTAAGGTAAAACGCAGAGAGATGTTGGTTCGATGCCAACCTTGGGGTCCGCCCCGAGTAGCTTAAATGGACAAAGCGCGGCGCGATGAGGGTTTCGAAGTCCCTCCCACAATGGGTCACTATATTGAAGAATCTTGTGTAAGATGGAGTAGCTCTCCCGTTATTTGGTAGCACCGATAAGATCAGGATTCTTCAATATGGTTGCAGCATTGGTGAAATAGGGGTTAGATTCCCCGGCGCCCGTAACAAGGCGCCAGCAGGTAGGGTTGAAATGCCCTGCAACCTACTAAATAGATTCATTGGGGGTGTAGCTCACCTGGGAGAGCGTAGAGAATACCTAAATCGCATAAATAAATGCGATAGCGGAGAACTCTATGAATAACGGAAAATATTATACTCTAGAATATAAACAAAAGCAAGAAGAAAAGGTTGACAGACTTTATGGTCCTATTTTAGAGCATAAGAAAGTTTGTCAATGCTGTGGCAAAGAGTTTATATTTGAAGGTAGATTAAAAACTAAAAAGTATGAGGATGCAAAGTTCTGCTCAAGAAGTTGTGCTAATAATAGGCAAGCTTGGTGGAATGACAATGCTACTCATTACAAAACAATAGCATTACAACATCATGATCATAAGTGTGTTGTGTGCGGATTTGATAAGATTGTTGCTATTCATCATATTGATGAGAATAAGAAAAACAACAATCCCTCTAATCTAATACCGTTATGTCCAAATCATCACGAGATGGTACATAGCAAATGGAAAGACGAAGTTATTCCATATATAATGGAATGGCAGGAACAATGGGCTGTTAGTTAAATGGGATAACATCGGCTTTGCAAGCCGAGATTGAGAGTTCGATTCTCTCACGGTCCACCATATATTTGGAGTGCATTCGGTTCGATCCCGTTTACCTCCACCAATATACAAGAGGTGAGAACAATGACACCAACAACAGAGATCATCGTCGACTTGGCACAACAGGTTGAAATCGGCGATCCGATTGATTTTGGTATGCTTAACATCAGTGAGCACGACGCGTATAACTTAATGGCAACGGGGCTGATGGAGCAGTATCATGCAACAGAACCTGCAAACCGCGAAGCAATGTTGCTTGCTGTTACAACGAAGCTGATTGTTGAGAACTTTGTGTTAAACCTCAAAATGCGACAGAATATGGGCTGATAGTGATAACGGGAGCACAGTGGCTTTGCAAGCCTCGGGTCGGGGTTCGATTCCCCGTCGGTCCACCATATACTGCGTTATAAATAAGTGTTGACATTTGGGTAAAATAATGTATACTGCCCATAACAACACTAAGGATATACACCATGGAACTGTTGAGGGAAATGCTTGCTCGAACCTGTAGGTTCGATTTACTGGAGCAATATGCAACTGACGAAGGGTGGGAGCAACGGTTTGAGATGATTGTTGAAAACGAACAATCTTCTGACATTACTGCATATGTGCAGAGAATGACCGCGCGCCTCAACGACAGGAGTGACTATGCTGTTTGAAAGCCCGCAAAAATTTCTAGCTGCGATACGCAACACAGTGGAAAACAGAGAGTTTGCTAAACACGCTGCAGCAGATTTGCTAGGTCTCCATTACATCATTGATGCACAGTACAAAAAGCCAAATTTTAGCACGATCAAGGCGATGGCTATGGAGTCCGATGAAGAGACACGAGCACGAATTAACAAAGTCCTGGCAGGAATTGATAAAGCAGAGTTGGAAAAATTTATTGCAGCATTCGGTAACCACAACTATGGCCAGGTCCGTGACATGGTGATACGAGCCGAACGCAGGCTGCAGTCTGTATACGATGAGTTTGAGTTGTTCAAACACCTTCAACAATAAACAAACACCGCCCCGGTGGTAAATGCAAATCTGGTACAGCTACAACGTCAGTACATAAATAGATGTACACAACACTTTGGAGCTGATATGTTTAAAAAATACACAAGGATATCCGACAAAGAATTGCAAGAAGTTGTTCGAGAGTGTGCAACGTATTCGGAAGTTGTTAGGAAATTAGGACGAACGCCAACAGGTAGTAACATATCCAATATTTCGTTTCGGTGTAAAAAGCTAGGGATTGACGTATCACACATGACTGGCAAATCTCATGCACGTGGTAAGGAATCGAAGCGCAGGTTTGAACCACAAGATTGGCTTACAGTTCGCGATCCAAGTTCACGACGTGTTGAACCACGAAATCTGCGAGACGCGTTGCTGGCGGTGGGTGTTCCATATGAATGTTGTAAATGCGGTATTAGCGAGTGGTGTAACAATCGATTAGTACTTGAAGTTGATCATATCAACGACATGTATTGGGACAACAGAGCAGAGAATCTACAGCTGTTGTGTCCTAACTGCCATTCGCAAAAAACTTTGGGAGCGTGACGGGAATATTTGGTATACCTAGCTGAATGAGAGTCAGCTGAATGTGGGTTCGAGTCCCACCGCTCCTACCAATATTTAACTTTTGCGGGTTCGAATCCCGCTCGGGGCACCACAACATCTACACCCTCGTGACTTAGGCGAATTGGTACAGCCAGTCGGCTTAAACCCGACGTCTTTTTGCAGGTTCGAATCCTGTCGGGGGTACCAGCAACGGTTTTTGACGCAGGATAGACGGCAGAATTGAGTCCCAGCAAGCGCTAACCTGTTGGCTGACAGGTGACAAAATAGTATGCGCTTGCAGGTTGCCAAAAACTCTTCTGTATGAGACAATCTGGCGAGGCTGAAAAGATAGCCAGGCGCCTGCGTTGATATTTTTACAATGCCCCTCTGGACAAATTTGGTAAAGTCGGCTCTCTCAAAAAGAGCAGTTCTCTCGGTTCGAATCCGAGGAGGGGTACCAATAAACAGACATCTTATGATCACATCATCCGAATTGTTAGCATTTGCTTACCACCCCGTCGCGTACGAGCAACGGTTAGTCAACATCATCATTCCAGACGGCAGACAAGTTCTGCTGCTCAGCCCCAGCGAACTCGCGTCGCACCCTCTAAACCCCACAAACGCCCCTGTTACGATTAAGATCGAGGGAATGGAGCGTTACAGCAACCAGCTGTGGGAGCAAGCTCAAGAACTTGCGTTTCGATACGGACACGACGGTCCTATCACCTGCCACGCGTTTATATCACCTGTAAACGGCGCCACTTTCGGTATCCATACCGATCCAGACAACGTGATCATCTATTGCGTTGAGGGAACAAAAACAATGGAGATTGGAGGCGACTTGTACCGCTTGCAGCCTGGTGAGTACGTCCACATTCCGTATGATACACCGCACCGCGCAATCAACGAGCACTCCTCTGTGATGTTGTCTTTTGGGCTCGAACGGTACTATAATGACAAAATGTCAAGCGAGGGTCGTTAATGAACTGGATGTTCTATCTCAAAACCACGGAAACGTGTAACCTAAACTGCAAGCATTGTTTCACCAACGGCGTGAACGGTGCAAAAATCTATTGGGATCACCTCAAGGTTGCACAGTGGGTTGAGCACTTCGTTGATACACAGATGCACGAAGGCGACAGTCTGCATTGTGAGTTTCATGGTGGAGAACCGTTCCTTGCTGACATCAACCAGCTTCGTGGTGTTGTCGCAGCAGTCAAACCACACCACCCAAACATCACTTTCGGCATCACAACGAACCTTGTGATCAAGCTGACAGATGAGCACTTTGCGTTTATTGAGCAAGACCTCGGCAAACGAATTGGCACGTCGTGGGATCCAAAAATTCGCTTCGAGAACGACAAACAGCAAGCGTTGTGGTTGAAAAACGTCAAGACCTTGCTTGAGCGCGGCAACGTTGTTCGCCTATTCATCAGCGTCACAAAAGACACGATAGACATTGAGCCGATCATGCTGCTGTCATGGATCAAAGCGCTTGGCGTGCAGGAAGTGTCATTCGAACGGCTGACGCGAAACGGTAATGCAAACCTCCATCCAGACATCTTCCCGTCTAATGTTGAGCAGGACGCTTGGTTCTTGAAGATGCACCAACAAAGCGAGCAGTACGACGCTCGTAGCTGGTTTGAAAACGACTTCCTCGAGACGGTCTACGCAAAATTCGAGACAGGATTCCGTTCAGGAGGCACGTTCTGCCGTGATTGTGAGGAGAAGATTTTCACGCTGAATGCTGATGGTAAGATTTCAGGATGTCCTAACTCCGCTCCTGAGTTCTCGTATGGGACGATTTATGACCCGCTCGATCAAATCCTCAACAGCCCAGTGCGTATAAATAACAGGGCTTGTGAAAAAAGTCGCAACCCTGTATGTTACACTTGCGAGGTTTTTCAATTTTGCGGAGGCGATTGCCACCAGCTGGCGTGGGACGGAGATATTTGCGGGGCACCGAAATCTTTGATGAAACACTTAGCAGGAGTTACAACACCGAAGCAGAAAACATGGATTATAAAGGACATTAGACATCATGCTCACTAACCCAATCAATAATGCAAACCTCGTTAATAGGTTTGCACAATACGTTCAGGCAACAGCAAACAGTGGTATCAGCTGGGGGACAAACGCTGTGCCTTTTGCTGAATTTCCAGCTGGCCATTTCGGTGGCACCACAGCAGGTGCTGGTTTGTCAATCAGCGGTCCGTCTGTCGGTGCAACAGGAACGCCTGTAACAGCAAGCACTATCTTTAACGTGTTGGTTGCAGAAACACGACTGTTTACAAACATTCGCTTGCTTCGCGCCCGCCGTAACGTTACTGGCATTGGTACTACTTACGACCAGACAGCTGTTGCGCATATGAACGTAAACCACCGCCAAGCTCTTGGTGCTACAGCAGCCCCCGGAATTGCTTCAGGGCAAACAATCACATCGAGCGGTCTGGAAACCTTCTTCAACAACCTACGTACAGCATACACCAACGCTAGAAACACTGTTGTACAAATTGATATTAACCTCTGCCACTCCAGCTGCCATGGCAGCTGCCACGGCTCACGCGCTAGGAGATAAGATGAAAACCGTAACGGTTACCGCCCCACTGTCGATTGATGACCTCAAGTTGTTTTATCTTGAGGACAAGAATGTTCTGTACATGATTGACTATGAGAAATCAACCCTAAAAGAGGGCAAGCTGATTACATATCTGTCGAACCTCGATATTCCTGCTGACATCGACCTGTCCAATACTTGCGGACAGGATGTAGCACAACTGCTCGCTGCATACTTTCAGTCTGTAACATTCTGCAACATTAACACACTCGAGCATTTGGCAATCGAAACGGTGTTGACAGCAGCTGGTGTTGTTACAACAGACAATCCTGCCGTTCAGCAAGTTGTTGATCAGCACAACGAACTGGTAATGAAGTGGGTGAAGATTCTACAAAGCCTGTCTGTGTACAACATGTCGATTGTTAAGGATGACAGCTTCAAGGAGTTCGCCAACTCATTCCCTGTTAATGACACGAAGTCGATCAATGGAATCAACTGGATCAGTCTGCTTAAACATCCACAGCTGTACCTGATTTTCTCAAAGATCGACCAGTCAACATTGGAATTCTATCCATACTATTTCAACGAGTACCTGTTCAAGTCTCACAGTCTGTATCACTACTGGGCGAACGAGAACAATCCATTGTTCTTGCTGACATACGGAATCGCAGAAGGGTTGATAAATACCGAAGAATATATTGACATGCGTAAGCAGTCAATTGAGGAGATTGATCGTGCTGCATCTATTTAAACGCGTATACGTCACAACCGACGCTGGTCTTGATATCACAAACAACCGCATTGTCATTTCGGCAGAGCACGGGTTCCCTATGTACCACCCTCTTGAGGAGTTCAAAGACGGCGGCAAGTTGCTCGGATACGGTCCTAACCTCGAGGGTGTGTACGAATCTATGCCTCGCGTGTCGAACTTCCCGCAGCTGATTGAATTTCTGTACAATTATGACGATCGCGTTATCGTCTATGTTGACGGTCAGCAGTTTATGGAGTTCATGGCTCTGTGGCACAAAGCACTATTCAAGAACCCAACGTCCTCGAGCACGTGGGACATTTTGAATGCTTACATTCGCAAACACGATCTGCAGCGCAACTGGAAGTTGAATGAATTCAGCGCAGGCGTTGCGTACACGAATGTTAACGCCACAAGTTATGATGTTGTGTTCCAGCGTGCTGAAAAGCACGATCTGTCAGTTCTGGTGCAGTCTGCATATCAAGACCTCAGCTTTGATATCCTAATTGCTAACTACATCAACAACCCCACGAAGTTCACTGCACCAATGGCAGCCTGTATGCAGACTGTGTTGTTGAGAACCGTTGACGAAACGTTGATTGAAGTCAAGCAAACATTCTACAAAGGACACACAAAGTCAGTGTTCCCGCGGTTTTCTGTTGGTTTGGAGTTTTTCGGCCAGTCTTCTCTGTACGTAGAAGAAGCGGTTGGTCAAGTGGGTTCAAAATCAAGCGTTGATATTCTGGGTGCTACTCAACAAGATGTGGATACCGCTATCCATATCGCAACAACGTTGTATAGAGAGTGGGATCAGTTCAAAGACGATGCGACAATCATTTCTCGGCTCGACTTGGTCAACATCGTTCGCAACCCTCTAACACCGTCTGTCATTGACGCTGTATTGGAAATGGAGCGCTCAACTGGTTCCAACAACAGAATTTACGCGCCAACTGATGAAGAAAAATTGAACACGTTCTTCATTGATCTAGTTTTAGCAACGCCGACTACAGAAATGGCAAAATATGAGATTGTCTGATGATTTGAAAGATCACAACGCTTTTTTTGATACTGGGTACTTTGTTGGAACAATAGATCCGTATGTGATGAAGGCATTGTGGAGAGAAATCGAAATAACAAACTGGATTGAAGACCCTGATAACATATACAAGAAAATACCACACTGGTACTGCACTAACCTAACAACGCCAATTGGTCAACTAGAGGCGTTTAGAGGTAAGTACGAGAAAGAGTTTGCAGAGCGAATTATGGAGAGAGCACCCCGATCGTTGATGGATGTTGCTAGTAAATTTTTTGCTTTTGATGAGAGATTTCAGTTCTTCAAGCGGTACTTTAACGATATTGAATTGACGAGTGTAGATTTGTGGAATGGTGCAGAAAACATCGACTACCACTTTGACACAATCAACGGGTTCGATCTAGCGGTGTTGATTTACCTAACCGATCAACCGCAGTGGGATCCAAAATGGGGCGGTTCTTTGCGAATGAAGCGTGAATATCCACATCTTGGACTGCCAACTACAGATGAGATCGTCTATCCCACTTCTGGAACGTACGTACTATTTAACAACAAGACGCCGTTGTTGACACACAAGGTTGAGCCGTTGACAACCACCGACGTTAACAGGTATACTTTCACTTTCAACTATAACTTAAAATGACGATAGCCCAACACATGCTGGACAATCACGATAAGCGCCCAGCCGCGGGTGAAATCATCGTGATCTTGTTCGAACAGTGCAATTTGTCGTGCTCGTTTTGTCACCAGAAACACGATGACAAGACAGGAATGGACTCGATCGTTGATAAGGTCGATCTTGTCAGACGAACAATTCCTATATTACGGAAGAAAGGCAAAACGCAATTTTCCGTTCACGTGATGGGCGGCGAATTGTTTGCCGATGATATTCCTGACGAATTGTTTGAAAAGTACGACCGGTTTATTGATGATGTAAGAGAACTTCGGTCTGATGGCACTCAGGTTGACATATACTTCGTGTCAAACCTGATTTTTGATAACAGAGCAAGAATGGAGACATTTCTTGATAAACACCAAGACGTTCATCTTCTAACAAGTTTTGACTTCGCTGGAAGGTTCAATGAAGCAAACAAGAAGATTTACTTTGACAACGTTCTCCATTTCGAAGACAGGATCGACAGCGTCAATGTGATCCTGTCAAAACAGAACATTGAAAGGATGATCAAACAGCGCGATCCTGTGTTTGATTACCTGTATGACAAGGTTGAAGTGGTGTTTGATTACTATGGCCCTAAAGGTGCGAATGATCCTCACTTGCCAACAGATGTTCAGTTGAGACAGGGGCTGATTTACTTGTTCGACAACTACCCGAAAGTAATACCGGTAGCAAACTTCACATCTAAAACCAAGACTGTGATGAGCTGCATGGACACGTATACTGCCATGCCTAACGGCAAGGTTGGCGGATGTGGGATGTTTGAAAACACAACCAAAGTGATACCAATCAAACGTTCAATCGAACAAAAGTGGTTCGACAGCTACAATTGTTTTGAATGCGAACACTTTCAACGGTGCTCTTTCGGTTGCTTTATGAGCAACCACATAAATGATATGAGAACCCAGCAACAGTGCTGGCTAAAAGAAGTATATGACTACGTAGACGCAAAGGAAAAGGCATGACAAAGCGACAAGTGTCTCTGATTGAAGAGAACAAAGATTTTCTCGCCGATGAGGCGGTAACCTATTACAAAACAAAGTATCCAGACGTTGAATTTGACAAAGAATTCTGCCGCCGTGATGTTCATATGATTTGCGACATTATCTGCGGTGACCTTAACCTCGAAGGATTCGTCTCGTCAATCACGTTTGCTGCACCTGATGTAGAACATAACTATTATGCTCTGAACCGCTACAAAGGGTCGTTTCTTTGCCTAAGACAACAGAATGTTGTAACCTTTGATGTTGTTGCACACATTATCGGTATGATCAAAAAGGTTGCACAAAGTCAGCCTGTAGAGCCTGTGCTAGGCAAGCACGAACAGACGTTTGACCCTCAACGAAATCTTACTGCGGAACAGATTGCGGAGATTGGCGTGCTCGGCACACTGATCGCAGGTAATGTTGGCAAAGGTAGGCCTCGTACTCAATACACTGTCATGATGGAGGATTACTTTGATAAGGGGTTCATCCACACAACGATCCCATCAGACATATACTCACGACTGTGGGAACAAGTGCACAAAACAAACTGGGTCGATGCTGTTCGGACAACATACAAGAAAAAACCCGACTGGTATTACGAGAACGAGAAGCACTATCTTGATCCTATGCTGCTTGATCGTCCAACACACGAGAAGCTATTTGCGAAAGAAACAATTTCGAACACACCGCCTGATCTGATCAAAATTGCTGAGGACCTGCTGAAAGATCCAATGTTTGATTACATCAAATTGTTCCGTCCGCCTAACCCTGTTGTGAAATGTGTGCACTTCTGGAACGGCAGCGAGAATAGCCCTCACCACAACGATGGTGTTGATGGCACAGACCTGATGATCTTCTGTTACCTGACCGACGAAGAAGGATGGGATGAGGAGTGGGGCGGTTACATCAACATGCTGAAGGAAGTTGGTGGTCAGTTCTACCACACAAAGAACATTATGCCGATTGACGGCACGATGGTTTGTGTCAACAACTCTGCACCAATCTTCAAGCACGGCATTCGTGATTTAAAACGTAAAGACAAAAACCGCTACACATTTATTTTCCACTATACGTGGACGTTCTAACCCCACAGCTGTGAAGGGCTGACAATGGATCTAATCATCAAGCCGACAGAGCGGTGCAACTTCAAGTGCACGTTCTGTTCGAGCACAAAGATTACTGACGACAACACCGTCGAACTTGATCACGAGTACATCTCCCAGTTCCTGAAAAGGTTTCCGGAGACGAAAACGATCATCGTCAACGGTGGCGATCCACTGATGATGCCTCCTGAATATTACTGGAAGATCATCGAGCACCTTGACCTGATTGGGTCTAATGCTACGATCTCTTTCACATCCAACCTGTGGCCGTTTTACAAGAACCCTGAAAAGTGGGTTGATCTGTTCAACCACCCACGGATGGGGATTGGCACATCATTTCAGTATGGTGGTGGGCGACTGAAAGGCGATCTAACGGAGTTTTCTGAAGAGGACTTCTGGAAAGTGTCCGACATGATGCTCGAACGTGTCGGTTATCGCCCCGACTTCATTTCTGTGATTACAGAAGAAAATGCTGATAGAGCGATTGAAAACGTGTTGTTGGCACAGAAAATGGGCGTGGTTTGCAAGCTAAATTACGCATTTTCGTCCGGTCCTCCGGTGAAATTTCGTGGAATTACGATGGGTCAGCAGGGCAAACCATACATGCTCGCTGACATCTATGAAATCTATGTGGAGATCTGGAAGCGTGGGCTAACTGAGTGGGAATACAACACCAAACAGATGGTCAAACGGCTTCGTGGTGAAGGAACAACATGTCCGCAGAACCGCAAATGCGACGGAGGGATCCGGACGCTGCAACCATCTGGTGATTATTACAGCTGTGGTGCTTTTGGTGATGATCGGATATACTCAATCGACTTCAAGCAAGAGATGTCTGGCGCGAAGGTGTTCCCGATCCGCAACGAGATGGAGCTGCAGTCACTGAAGCAGTCGTGCTTCACGTGCCCAATGTTTGAGATTTGTAACGGTTGTCGTAAAACGATCAAAGACTTGAAAGATCACGGAATGGTTGAGAAACACTGCTCAAAGATGAAAACACTTGCCGCTGACATCATTGAAGCAAACGGTCTGATAGGTGTGCTTCTTCCAACGCCTTATGTCAACGAACAAAAATGATGTCATACAACTTCAAAAACGACAACGGTCGCATCAATCAGGGGAGACCAGGGCTGAATGTGTTGATACCCCCCACAGATCCATTATTTAACACACAAGTAGAGAGCGGTGTGCAAAATTGTGTTTTTGCATTAGGTTGTAAAGGGTATATAACTTTGGGCAGCTGTGAAGGACATCCTCCAGAAGCGGATCCAACAAACGACACCTATTGGCACATCAGCATAGCGTATGATAGTGATAGAGTGTTTGAGGTGTTTCAGCGGGCGATGAAGTGGTCATTCGTCTATGTCAAACACGACAGCACTTATCCGGCTGACCTAGATTGGTTCAACAGAGTGTTTGAGCAGCGGTTCAACCAGTTTAACATTCTAACAATATACACGTCATCCAACACCGTCAAACGCAACCAGCTTGCAAAACGGTGTTTTGCAAAACATTGCCTTGCTAGAATCAACAAATTGCCCCTAGCATCACAAATAACATGAATATTTCCATCAACCCGAGTTACTTCTGCAACTTCCGCTGTGACTTTTGCTACTTAACAGAACAACAACTTGGCGACACGAGCAAGATTTCACTTGAGCGTTTGGATGACTTGTTGGGTCAGGTCAAACAGCATACTGACATCGCATGGGTTGATCTGTATGGTGGTGAAATTGGTGCGCTGAAGCGTGATTATTTTGATGGTCTCCGACACACAATCCGTCGTCATTACCACGGCAAGATCAGCGTTATCACGAACTTCTCAATGCTGCATACAGGGTTCTTTGAGGATGACTTCGTTCTCAGCGTCAGTTATGACTTTGAGGCGCGTGAGAAATCTGATCGTGTGTTCCAAAACATGCTGCAAAGCCCTGTGCCAATCGCTGTATTGATCCTCGCAAGTCCAAAAGTGCTGGCAACGGACGTCAACTACATGATCACAATGCTGAATATGTGCACATCTGTGACAAGCGTTGAGATCAAGCCGTACAGCACAAACCAAGCGAACAGTCACAATGTCACACATAAGGACTTTGAGCAGTTCGTGATGAAATGGATTGACAGTCCTGTTGACAAGCGTTTCCGGTTCATCAATGAGGACAAAATCAATGTGTGCTTAGATGGAGAGTACAACGCGTTCAGCGACGATCACGTCTACATCACACCGAATGGTAAATTTGGTGTGTTAGAGTTTGACCTCAATGACCGTGAGTTCTTTCTTGAATTAGACAGTTGGAACGACTATATAATGTGGACGGAGAAAGAAAAGAACACAATCAGCAACATATGCAAAAAATGTGAGTATTTCGGTCACTGTTTAACAGAGCACTATCGCCCTGTTTATGACCTAACAAATTCGTGTAACGGCTACAAAGGACTACTGAACTGGTATGCAAGAGTGGAAAATTAGACAAGATGTGTTCCACAGATTGAACACAGAACACGACGACGACCTGAAAACAAAAGAAGTGACATTCACTGACGAGATCGTTCGCGATGCTGTCCGGTACTTCACTGATAGAAACATTGGGTGGGTGTATCCAAGCAAGAGTTATATGGTCGGGATATGCTACGCAAAGTGGCTGTCGGATGTGTGGGGCGGCAACCCGTACGATTACCTAGATGACCCCGAGTTGCTTCACAAAAACGATCCGTACTTCGTTCCTTATGAGGACGATAAGGAAACGTATGACGCAATCCTGTCGCAAATCAACGGATGGGATTTTGCGATGGAAACAGGGCTTGTGCTGGACGTTCACAAGTACTTCATAGCGGAGTTTATGCTTGAAGAAAATCCTGTTGACAAATAGTCCAACTTGATATATAGTACACATCAACAGTTGTTTGATCAGCGCCTTGCACCGGAAGAAAGGGATAACCGGTGTGCATATTTAGGGACTGCTGTCAAAGACGATAAACACCACCCAGGTTTTGCAGGACAATGGGGCGCTGTTCAAACAACTGTTGACTTTCAACACAAGATGTTGTAAAGTGCACATCAAGTTGTTATTGAAACGCATTCTGCTGAAGTTGGTTCAGTTAGGCAGGGCGCATCCAACAGCCTATGTCCGTTAGAATGCGTTTCAATAAAAATTTGATTACCCTGTTGACTACAAAAACAAAATGTGGTACAATAGGGTCAAGCAAATCGTTCTTTAACAAGTAGTTGTGCATTTTAGGCTGATGGGCGGCAAACCGCCAGCAGTCTGCGTCTTCACTCAGCGACCCCCGTTGCCGCGGTGCTAAGTTGAAGTTCCAATAGGTTAACGGTAGACCAGCCGCCTTGTGGCGGAAAGTTCAGGTTCAAATCCTGGTTAGTGTTTATGAAGCGTCAGCCTAAAATGCACAACACCTGTTGACATCTAACGAAAGTTGATGTACAATGATTTGGACGGTAGTGTAAATTTCTGTTGACTGATTGGTCACTTTGATGTACACTACTATAAATAGATTGACAAACGGTGCATGGGGCACCAAACGAAACAAAGGAAGAATTGAAATGACACGTTTTGAACGCAAACATATGATGGAGCAGGGCTCACGCTTTACAAGCGTCGGGACAGGCTTCGTGCGTTCAGAGTGTGGCTTCAATAACTCCGATCGTATTAGCCAGATCAAGGCCTCTGTGGAGGGCTGTACAGGATAAAAGCGCAAGCTAAAACTGAAACAGCAAACCCCCAAAGAGGCCTGAGATGAAAATCCAGGCCTTTTTGTTGGTCTGAAAGAAAGTAGGTTACGAAAATCGGTAGTCACATAAAACGAACACGAAAGTGGTAGCAGAGACCTAGGTCTAGTTCGCCCACTATAAACAAAATCGATGAGGGTCGCCCCTCAAAGATGCGACAAACACGCTAGGGGGTTCTGGAGAGGGAAACCTCAATAGACAAGCCAACGATGTGTTGGCACATTTTTACAGAGCATTGGCAACAGTGTTCTGCAAAAATGTTAGATTACACGGAGGATTATCCTGGCTGGGCTGGGCGCTGTCTTGAAAACAGATGGATCGGTGATGAGCCGGTTGGAGTTCGAAAACTTTTTGTGGTCGAACTATAAATAATACATGCTGAGGAGGTGTGTATGATTAAAATGTGTTCCGCTTGCGGCAACGAAAAACATTTGTTTGAGTTTCGCAAAGACAAAAATCAAAAAGACGGCGTTCAGTCACGCTGTAAGGTTTGTGCGCGAGCAGCTATAAACGCCGCATATGAAACCAAATATGGCGAGAAAACACGAGCACGTAATCAAAAACGAGCGAGAATAGTGCTAGATAACCTAAAAGAATGTAGAGAAAACAGCGTTTGTGCGTGCTGTGGTGAGGATTGTGCTGCGTGTCTGGACTTTCATCACACAGACCCGAGCACAAAATCGTTTTCTATAAGCAAGGCCGGAAACCGTAGTTGGGAGGCAGTACTTGCTGAAATCAAAAAATGTGTTGTTGTGTGCAAAAACTGCCACAGCAAGATACACAATGGGGTTTTGACGTTATTGTAATGGAAGGTCTACCGTATTGGCGAGCGGCACTGCCTTGAAAGCAGTTTGATCCAGAAATGGGTTTGGGGGTTCAAATCCGTCACCTTCCGCCATATTTTCTGTTGGGGTGAGATGCGACGGGAAGCATACTGGACTTTGAATCCAGGTCTTAGTCGGTTCGAATCCGACCACCTCTGCCACGGAAGATCAAGCTGACCGGGTCAGCCACTGTCTCGAAAACAGATGGATCCGCAAGGGTTGCAGTTCGATTCTGCGTTCTTCCGCCATATTTTCTGTTGGAGATTCGCCAAGTTGGTTAAGGCATCGGATTTTGATTCCGACATTCATAGGTTCGAATCCTATATCTCCTGCCAAAATAATCCACTGCAGGCTTGGGCGCCCGGGACCGCATGCACCCCGAAGAGACGGTTCGATTCCGTCCGAGATGGTTTGCCTGGGTTCGATTCCTGGGGCAGTGGGCCAAACAATTTAATGCTGCTGTAGCTGATGTGGTCATAGCGGTGGACTGAAAATCCACAGAAACAGGTTCGATCCCTGTCGGCAGCGCCAAAACAGATGCGGGTATGGTGCTAGTGGTAACACAAGACCTTGCCAAGGTTTAGTTGAGGGTTCGATTCCCTCTACCCGCTCCAAATTTTATACCCCTGTGGTGAAATAGGAAATCATCAGACCCTGCGAAGGTCTAGTCCCAGGTTCGACTCCTGGTGGGGGTGCCAGATTTAAAGGTGAGATGCGAGAGTTGGTCTAATCGGCCTCCCTGGAAAGGAGTGCGTCGGAAACGGCACTAGGGTTCGAATCCCTATCTCACCGCCACAAAGATTTATTGGCCAGTAGCTCAGTTGGTAGTAGCGGATGACTGTTAATCATCAGGTCGCGGGTTCGATCCCTGCCTGGCCAGCCAAGTTAAAGAATCCCTTCAGCAATCATTTATTCAACTTGTACTTGAAACCAAAAGTGGATTCTGTTATTCATATTGCGTTCGACTTCTGGTGAGGTCACCAGGCTTTCATCCTGGCTAGGCGAGTTCGATCCTCGTACGCAATACCAAAGTTTTATTGTCCAGTGACCGGAGTTTGGTAACGGCCCTGACTGTTAATCAGAGAGATGCGAGAGCATTACGCAGGTTCGATCCCTGCCTGGACAGCCAAACATTTTGGAGCATTCGTCTATCGGTTAGGACGCTGCCCTTTCAAGGCGGAAAGAGGGGTTCAACTCCCCTATGCTCTACCAAACAACACGCTCCTGTCGTCTAGTTGGTTTAGGACGCCACTCTTTCAAGGTGGAAAGTCGGGTTCGAATCCCGATAGGAGCACCAATTTATACCGTAGAGGCCACCTGGGGGTGATATCTCACTGTCTATGAGACTGCGGCGGGTTCGATTCCCGTCTACGGTGCCAATTTTCAATGGTGTTGATAGTGTAGTGGTTCTGCACGGGTGTCTGTGAAACACTCAGTGGCGGGTTCGATTCCCCCTCTTCACCCCAAACAAATGGACCCGTAGCTCAATCGGGAGAGCGCATGCCTGTCACGCATGAGGTAGCGAGATCGAAACTCGTCGGGTCCGCCAGCATATATAATGGTGATATGACGTAGATAGATGCGTAGCGGTTTCATAAGCCGACGAGGAAGGAGCATTACCTTCTATCACCACCAAAAATTTGCCTCGTTCGTCTAATGGTAGGGCCGCGCTTTTACACGGCGCAGACGGCAGTTCGATTCTGTCACGAGGTACCAAGTTAAAGGATGGTTCCAGCAACCAAAAAATGCACTTGACTTTTAATCAAACTAGCAAAAACCCATCCTGTCAATTTTAGGAGATAATTGTGGCACATAAGCAACAAGGAAACCTAACCCCTAGCCCTCAATGGTGGAAACACCTAAAGGACTGGAAACGCGTTTGGCATAAGCGTGAGCGCCAAGCATACAAACGAATGGTTGACAAACAAACAAGTTGACCGTATAATACATTTTCTTTCAAGGAGAACGGCATGAAACGTGGTAAACGTTAGTGTCAACTCTGAATCCCGTAATTGGTTCAGGGTTGGCACGTAAAATCGAAATGAAATTACAAACCAACCCTTGCTAAGCTTTGCTGGCGAAGTATCCGGCTCTTACCCGGAAAAACTCGGTTCGATTCCGAGAGCAAGGACCAATTACGGGAGTATAGCTCAATGGCAGAGCACTCGGCTTTTAACCGTTAGGTTGTGGGTTCAAGTCCCACTGCTCCTACCAAACAAAAACGCTCTAATGTAGCTACACTGGAACGACTGAAATACTTGCCAATAACGTTTAGAGCAAGGACCAGCCAGGAAGAGTTAGGGCTATCACAGATTCAAGCACTGGTTAGAGTGTTTCTGTTTGGTAAGATTTTTGCGGTTGTGGTGTAATGGACAGCACATTATAAAGGTGAGCCTGTCAAGGTTACGTTCAGCAATTTTTAATTCTCCTGTCGAAGAGAAAGGACTCCGTTCGATTCGGAGCGACCGCACCAAACACAATGCCCCTTTAGTTAAAAAGTATAACACCGTGCTGATCTGATCTTATAAATATAAGAAGGAGATCAAAAATGAGAAAAACAAAACTTTGTTGTATCTGTGGCAGTGCGGTATCATTGTCTAACTTCTCAAAGCACGAAGGCAGTCGAAAATGTTTATCGGGTGGAAAGCAGACGGCCAACCCCTCGAAAGAATGTAGATATTGTGATCGCCTGTTCGCCACCCCAACCGGTCGAGGAGTGCACGAGGTTCAGTGTGATATGAACCCTAATTACCGCAAGTTAAACGCGGGCAGGGTTGGATGGAATCGCGGGATGAGATCAAAGCCGGATACTCGCAACCCTGAATATGTCGGGAAGCTTGGAGGGTACAGACCTAACGCAGGACGGTCGAAGAAATTTAAAGTTAAAGATTCATACAACAACGAAGTTGTTTTACAAAGCACCTTTGAACTCAGGTGTAGCGAAATACTAAACGCTCTGGGCATTAAATGGATTCGTCCAAAAGCTCTGAAATATGATAGACAGAATTACTTTGCCGACTTCTACTTGCCTGAACAAGATATTTGGCTTGACCCTAAAAACAACTACAAAGCAAAACAGGATAGAGAAAAGATTGATAAGGTGATACAACAGAATAATGTGAGGTTGTTTGTGATACTCGAACATCAACTCACGGAAGAATATATTGGGAGATTAGCTGAGATGGATTAGCAGTGTCTTGATAAGGCACAGAGAGTGGATCGTTACCACTATCTCCTACCAACTTCCCTACAGCCGGAGCGTTACCTCCCAGGGGTACCAACAATGCTGCTTTAGTATAATGGTTAATTACGCTGCCCTTGTAACGCAGATATAACAGTTCGACTATGTTAGGCAGCTCCAAGATTCAACAGAAGAGAAAGTCCGTACTATAGGTATTCGAGCATAGGAGAGACGGACAATGCGCAACATGACGTTGAACAAACACCAGTGAGAGGTCTGGGTGTATAAAGTATTCCTCTCGCCTGCCTCCATAGCTCAGTTGGTTAGAGCAATGTGTTGATAACGCATAGGTCCGTGGTTCGAGTCCACGTGGCGGCACCAAAAACAATCGCGGAGTAGGGGAGTCCAGTCGTCCCCGCTAGTCTCATAAGCTAGAGATCGCAGGTGCGAATCCTGCCTCCGCAACCATTTATGTCGGTAAGTGAAAGACGGCGACTACCTTCGGGTAAAGCCTTGTGGCTATCGTGCGAAATGACCCCGCACCGCTTCTGTTCTAGGAACACCGACGCCAGTTGACAACCAAGCAGTCTTTGTGTATAGTGTGCTATAAATACATACGTGGCAACACATATGCGGGTAAGGTGTTTATGGATACACATCAGTCTTCCAAACTGAAGTAGACCGGCTCGATACCGGCTACCCGCTCCACACACTCACACACAAAGGAGCTACTGCTATGTTTTTCAAATCGAAAATAACACCTGACTTTTACATCAAACGAGCAATCAAGGCGAGTTCCGTTAAGGAACTCGTAGATGCGAACGTAGGGTTGTTTAACCTGTACAACAATCACGCGCGCTACACAATCAACCAATGGTTCGAGCAAGTATCGAAGGTTGTGTTACAAAGCGTACAGAAGTAAGAATTTTAGAGGATGGGCCGGACGGAAAGGCAGCTGCCTGCTAAGCAGTAGGTCGTAGAAATACGGCCAGTGGGTTCGACTCCCACATCCTCTGCCAAAACCCACCTTAGGGCCGCTGACGTAGCGGTAGAGGGAGCAATCCCTCGGCGTCCGAGTAGTTGCCGTAAGCAACGGGCGCGATTGAACTGCTTGGCCTACATAACTAAGCGCTGGATAAAGTAACCAGCACCTTTTGCCCTTGTCGTATATTGGTATTACACACCTTTGGTATGGGTGAGAATGCAGTCCGATTCTGCACTAGGGCACCACCATCAAAGTTTTTTTTGTTTGCTCGTAACAGATAAATACTCTCACACTTCGTAGAGGGCGAGCATGGCATTACAATCATCAGGCGCGATATCAGCACTCCAAATTAACGCTGTGTTTGGTAGAGGCACAGATTTAAATACGTACAGAGGAACAACCCGTTTTAGGGCTGGGAGCACGATGAGTCCGTTCCCAACAGGGGCGATTGCATACGCTGATTTTTACGGAACCACTCCCAGAGCACCATTTCTGGCTGTTAATATTTTGGTGGTTGGCGGTGGGGGCGGTGGTGGCTCTTCGTCGGGCGCTGGTGGTACAGGCGGGGGTGGTGGCGGCGTGATCAATGCCACGTATAACGCCCTACCAGGCGGTTCCTATTCAGTGGTTGTTGGTGGCGGTGGTGGCACCAACAGCAGTGGGGGCACTTCGTCTCTATCTGGAGGTGGTGTGTCAATTGCAGCGGGCGGTGGCGGTGGTGGGCGCACAGGTGGGTCAGCAGCAGGCGGCGTGTCTGTTATAACAAATACACTAACGCACTCTCGTGGTGGTTCACAAGGTGGTGGCGTCAACGCCGACTGGGCCGGTGTTGCTGGTGCAGGTGGCGGTGGAGCGACTACAGCAGGTAACACGTGGGGCGGCAGTAAACGCACCGTAAACCAAGGCGAGCGGGGAGGAAGAGGATATCGATGGTCTAACGGCTTGTGGTACTCTTCAGGCGGCGGTGGCGGCGGTTCAAACTTCAACAATGACGTGACTAACTCTGGTGGCTGGTCTGCAGGCGTCAACGGCGGCAACGGCAACGAAACATCAAACGCGCGGCCGGCTGATGGCTCTGATGTTGGGGGCAGAGGGGCTTCATCGTTTAGCTCACCCATCAACGCAACGCCAGCTCTTGCAAACCGCGGTGGCGGTGGTGGCGGTACTGGTGGGGGAGGCCGCGGGGCTCCATCGGCGGGAGGCAGCGGTGTTGTCGTCATCAGGTATGTGGGCTCTAGCGCCTTAGCATCTGGCGGCAACATCACTATTCCAGGCGATGGTTACGTTTATCACACTTTTGCTTCTTCGGGAACATTCACTCTTTAACATTCACTCTTTAAGGATACACATGAGCCATTTTGCTTTCGTTAACAACGGTGTTGTTGAAAACGTTATCGTGTCTGAGCAAGACTTCATTGATTCAGGTGCTGTTGGTGATCCGTCAAAATGGATACAAACATCCTATAACACACGTGGTGGCGTTCACCACGATCCCATCACAGGCTTGCCTGATGGCGGTACTGCGCTGAGAAAAAATTATGCTGGAATAGGTTTCACATACGATGCAGACAGAGATGCGTTCATTCCACCGAGACCGTTTACAAGATGGGTGCTAGACGAATTTTCGTGCCTGTGGCAACCACCGTTCCCAGCACCAGATGACGGTAAGCACTACGAGTGGAGTGACGATGCTAACAACTGGGTGGAGCTTGTGCCAAAAGAATGATTGGTCAGCCTGTTGACAAACAGGCATATATAGAAGACAATGTGTTTAATGAATGCCGGATTAGCACAGCGGTAGTGCAATCGCCTTGTAAGCGATAGGTCGTCTGTTCGATCCAGACATCCGGCACCAAAATTCCGAAGGGTGCGTACAGCAATCAATTCTTATGGACCAAGAATTGCACCCTGAATATGCGGGTATGATGTAATGGTAACCTGAAACCTTGCCAAGGTTTATTCGCGAGTTCGATTCTCGCTACCCGCTCCAAACATTGGGTCGTTAGCTAAGTGGTACAGCAGTGAGCACTCTAAACTCATCGATTATCGGTTCGATTCCGATACGACCCACCACACAAAGGAACCGTGTATGAAGGGTCCAAAAGAGATGAAGCGGTATGTGGCTAAATACCGCGCCCATTTGAAAACATGCCACTGGGATGACCTGGCAATATTCAAATGGGAGCGCTGCAAAAACTGGTTTAAGCGCGATAAGCGCATCACAAAAGAGGAGTTACAAGGATGAGATCGCTGTAGATTCTTGCCTGATATCAGGCCTCCGTAAAGTTGTTGTTTGAGTCCAACACAAAACATCAAACAAACATTGCACAACTTTAAGGAGAAACAAAATGGAAAAGCAATATTACATCACAAAAGAACAGTTCACTGCTATGCTCGCTGCTTGGAGGTCCAAGACGGAGCACACTGCCGGTCAGCATATCATCTATAACATCCTCAGAAGCAAACCTGCTAAGCTAGGATTTGCTGAGAAGCAAAAAAACATCCAGGGGAACGACCCGTGGTTTGCGTTTAAGCAAGCGCTGATTGAAGCAAAGCAAATTTGCAACAAGTCGCACCCTTGGGAAAAGTACCGAGGCAACCCAAACTACGCTTCAACCGTCGCTCATGCTGACGCAGCACTGGCAGAACGGAAGCAGCGTGCGATGGAAATCTTCGGTTTTGATCTGCCAGACGATATTCACGAACGCCTGAACAAGGACTGATACGATGGAAACACCGTACGTGTATATGTTTGTACGAGAGGATCTATCGCATGCACAGCAGATCGTCCAAACCGCCCACGCGGTCGACGATCTGAACAAGCACTACCCGCACCAGAAGGGAAACTATATGGTGTTATGTGGTGCTTCATGCGAACAAGAGTTGATCTCGATCTCTGAGCAGTTGACGAACGAAGGAATTGTGCATACAATGTTCTATGAACCAGACGTCAGCTCATTCACAGCGATAGCGACACAACCGCTTCGTGGTAAGCAACGTCAACCTTTGCGGCGGTACAAGCTGAAGAGGTGATATCCCTGCCATCCTGAGTGTAGACCCGAGCTCGGTTAGAGGTAGGTGAGAAGGTGATCGGGTCACCAAATTCTATGTACGTGTGGTCTAAACAGATGGGCCCTGGATTGCAAACCCAGAGATACAGGCGCGATACCTGTCACGTACTCCAAACATGCGCCTGTACGCCGCCTGGCTTCGAACCAGGAGAAAGCTAATGGATTACATGGAGGTTCGAGTCCTCTCAGGCGCTCCAGTCAATGGGCTCATCAGTTAAGAAAGCTACTGCCGTGTTTTCAGGCAGCAATGCCAGTATCGATTCTGGCTGAGTCCACCAATGTCCCTGTAGTCTAATGGATAGGCACCTCCGTCCTAAGGAGTCACATGCACGTTCGAATCGTGTCAGGGACGCCAAACATGCTCTGCAAGTGTAGACAGCGACATACTGGTTTCGTAGTCCAGAGAGTACCGTGCGAGTCGGTAGCAGAGCACCAAACATTTTTGCTCCTGTAGTTTAACGGTAGAACTCCGAGCTTATACCTCGGCATTGGCGCCAGATTAGCGCACGGTCCTGGTTCGAATCCGGGCGGGAGTACCAATATTGCGGCTGTGGTCCAAGGGATGGGCACCTGTCTTCTAAACAGGCTTTTTATGCAGGTTCGAATCCTGCCAGCCGCGCCATCTTTTCAGTCCCTTAGTATAAAAGTAGAACAGCTCATTGACATTGAGCAGGCGAAGGAGCGTTACCTTCAGGGACTACCAGTTGACTTTACCTCGGTTTCGGAGGGACAATAAATAGAGTTGTATTGCTGTATGAAGCAAAGACAAACTAAAGGCGGAATTGAGTAAGGTGCAAGTTCTCTGCGCTAATTGTCATCAGGTAAGGACGTATGAAGAAGGGCACCGCTCGATAAGGAAATGATAGTAAACTAGTTTTAAGAACGGTTGGCAAGACCCGGCTTCGAAGCCGGCAGCTCCACCAAAAGCACATACATCTACAGATGATAGTAGTGAAGTAATATCTGCTTAATGTGTGCTTTTGATGGGGCTGACATGGTGATCGATTGACAGACAAGTATTCTAACTGGCTATCCGGTAGGCGATGACCGTAAATCAAGCAAAAAAAGTAAACGCAGCTAATGATAGCCGCTTCGCTCTCGCAGCCTAAACTGTGATCGAACGGGGATTTGCTGGTTGTTCCTTGTAACTCAAACAACCAGCACCACATTCACACAACGGAGAAGGTAGATGAAAGTTTTGAAGTTTTACGCAGACTGGTGCCAGCCGTGCAAAGCGTTGTCTCGCACAATCGAGTCAATCGGCGACGTTGGGATTACGATCGAGAACGTTGATATTGATGAAAACAGCGAAACAGCTGTTAAGTACGGAATTCGTGGGGTGCCAACACTGGTGCTCGTCAACGATGATGGTTCTGAGGTCCGACGGAGGTCGGGCAATATGTCTGAGAAGGACTTTAAGGCTTTTGTAGCCGGTTAACAACACAAGGAGTTTATATGTCTCTAATTCTCACTCTTGACTCAAGCGGAAACCCTCACCGGTGGTCTACGTGGCAAGATGCCGTTTGCTACAAGGCAAAGGGTCTTGTTTCTTGGTCAGCGGGTGAGGTTGAGTTCACATTTTACGGCGGTACGTCTCGTCTGACAGGCGAAACATCGTCGGTGACAGTGCCATCTATCATGGCTCTGAAAAACAAGCACTACCAGAAGCACAAGCCGCCACTGCTGACGAACAGAAACCTGTTTCGACGCGACTTGTTCGTCTGTGCTTACTGCGGTGGTACGTTTACGGACCACAAACTGACACGCGACCACGTTGTTCCTATATCGAAAGGCGGTCAGGACACTTGGACAAACTGCGTTACAGCATGCTGGAAGTGTAACAACAAGAAGGACGACCATCTGCTGAAGGACCTCAATATGGAACTGTTATACGTCCCATACGTTCCTTCTAAGGTCGAACATTTGATTCTGCAGAACCGCAAAATTCTTGCAGACCAGATGGAATTCCTGAAGTCATACATTCCGGCTGACTCTCGAGTTCACAAGCTGTTGACTTAAAAGAGGCGTGAGCGTAAGCTCCGCCTCTTTTCCTATTTCCGGACCACGAAAATGCACGGGATTGATAGTATAAAACTAACCAAACATGTGATTGAATGTTGCGATACAGAGGACGAAGACGTTCTCGATGCTGTTGACACAGTAACGAGCTGGTTTATTGCAAATGACGGATTTCGCTCACGGATACTGACAGTCCCTGATACAGTCAACGCCGCATACGAAGTGATTGAACAACACATAAGGAGCACACGTGAAAACCAGCGCAACGTACACAACAACGATTGAGCTCGATCCGGACACAGGCGATTATATCCTAACGCTTCCCGATGAGATGATGGCCGAGCTGGGATGGGGCCCTGGTACAATGATTGAGCTTGAGGTGGTGGACGATGGAACGATCATCATTCGACAGTGTACCTAACACAGGGATGGAGTTCCTGTACGGTGAGTGCGGCTCACCGCAAGACGCTGTTGACTTTATCCACTTCAAGCTGTATGATCGATGGCATGTACTGTTCCCTCCATTCTGTTCACCACAGACGGGAATGTGGGATTTTGGACTGTATAGATTTTTAAAGGATGAAGAGCGCTATGAGTGAAGAGCAACAACGTGTTATCGAAAACGAAGATGGCACATTATCACTGACCCTAACGGACGAAGAGTATGATACAATCACATTGTGGTACATTCGTAACAGAATGAGCGCTGTATCTCAAGATATATTTGAGAGGTCTTTGGCAGAAGGTAATGATGTTCCGACTGCTGCTTATCACGCTGTGATAAACGAAGCCGTTAATGACATCCTGGCAAGAGCACTTAAAGAATTACAACAACAGAAAAATGAAACAACCAATGAATGATACCGTGAAAGTTAGCACCGAAGTTTGGTGCACAGTCCTGTTTGAAGCAATCCACAACTGGCCGGGATGCCCGTTTGATGAGGTTGCTTATCTTCGTGATCCGCACCGACACATTTTCCACATCAAGGCTTACCATGCAGTCAACCACGACGACCGCGATGTTGAGTTTATTATGATGAAGCACCGTATTGAAGAATACCTTCACGCTACATACCCAGACCGTAAGTTTGGTGCAAAATCGTGTGAGATGCTCGGTCGAGAGCTGATCGAGAAGTTCAATCTAACGCGCTGTGAAGTCAGTGAAGACGGTGAGAACGGAGCGATCATCACTCGCGTGTAATAGTTTCGTCCTCCTTAGACGTTTTAGAGCCTCGGAGAAATCCCAGGCTCTTTTTTTTTTGTTTGTGGCCCCCAAACACGTCTGCCACACAGGTTCGGTTTCGTTCTCTGTTGATAAATAGTACATCAGCTCAGGAGAACAATAAATGAGAGTTCCGTTCAGACAAGGCATCATTATCGCGCCACCGTCATTTTTAACGCTGCAAGGTGGCAGCGTCAGTTTGATTTTGCCTCCAGATGTGTTTTTGACAGCAACGATTGCTGACGGACCAACAAACTATTTGATCACAGAGCCACGATCTGTTGCAGGTGCGTGGACAGGCCCGTTCACCACAAGCACTGACTACTGGCTGTACTGGGACATTGACACAGCGTCTGGACAAAAAACATACGGCTATACAACAATAGAGCCCGTTGAAGGACCGACAGCACCTGTTACACCAGTACATGGTCTAAACTGGTTCAACACATCAACTGCACAGATGTTTGAATATAACTCAACATCAGGCAGGTGGATCCGCAAAGTTAGAGTTTTTGCGGCTGCATTGTATGGTGGCGCATCGTTTGTTAGCATGAGCATCAACTCGCCAGATTACGCAGGCACACAAGCTGGCTTAGTTGGTAACACCGTTGCTGGGTCGCTCGTGTTTGACAACAACGGCTTCGTGATCAAGAAGGGTGATGGGACATTTTTTACAACCGAAGATGTTGTATCAACAGGAATCGTCTCCAGCACACAAGTCAAACTAGAAAGCATCGTTCTTTCCGGCAGAGCGACAGCAAACATTCCTGCATACAGCGCAGTAAGGTTCACAGATTATTATGAGATCGCGCCTGCAACGAATATGCTCGGCGAGCCAGGAATATACGGCATCATTGAACGTAGTGTGTCTGCAGGTGAGGTCGTTCAGGTAGTTCGTGAAGGGATTGTGTCCAACCCTGATTGGGATTGGGAAGTTGGGGTCAACCAGCCTGTATTTGTGTCACCAACAGGTGAGCTGACGGTTATTCCGCAACCATCACAAGCAATCGGTCTTGTGTTATCGTTTGACACAATCCTGCTTACGGCAACCGTTGTTGATGCTGTTAGCCTGATTGAATCATCCGTCACTATTCAACAGCCGCCAGCTGGTATTGCTATCACTGGTTCTACTGGTCCCACATCTTCATCATTCAACGTTACACTCACGGACGATTTGGCTGCGGTTGAACATATCACAACAACCGGTGTTGTAAAGAGAACAGGGCCAAACGTCTGGACCGCAGATGCTGTGTCTCTGACACAAGATGTTGATGGTGTGCTGGATACAACTCATGGCGGTACGGGGACAGCATATCTTAACGGCTATGTGAAAGGGTCTAGTGTTGTTGGTGCACCTCTAACAGCTTCTTTGACAATCCCAGGTGCAGACGTTGTTGGTGATATCAGCGGCAATGCAGAAAATGTCAACGGGAATGTAGCAATTGAAAACGGCGGTACTGGCGCAGACACCAGAGAGCAAGCGATCAACAATCTGCTGCCAGATCAAACAGGTGCTGGGGCACACATGCTTGTCACCAACGGTACTACCGTCAGCTGGGAGCCGAAAGCAGTTGGTACAGTCTCAAGCGTTGGTGTTGTAGCGTCATCTGCAGGCCTAACAGTAACAAACTCACCAATCACATCGTCAGGCAACATCAATATCAGTTTGGCTCCAAACCTCTCAAGTCTCGCGTCGTTGACAACAGCAGGGCTGTTGATGAGGGATGTAACAGGAAACATGGCAACGACGATTGTTACTTCATCCGATACCACCATTCGCGTGACAAACGGAGACGGATCGATCTCTGGCGGTGTTGACATTCAGCTCCCTGTTGTCAGCATTCCAGGCATTTACGCTAGCGTTACCGTTGATGATTATGGCCGTGTTGTTAACGGCTCAACGACAATGAGCTGGACAGTGATTGCTGACAGACCGAACACAATCGCCGGGTATGGGATCGTAGACGCTTACACACGCACTCAGACGGACGCGTTGTCGTGGAACTGGTCTGCAATCATCAACCGTCCGACCACTGTTGCAGGGTACGAGATTGCTGACGTTTACACAAAAACAGAGGTTAACGCACTGACGTGGGACTGGGTAAAGATTACAGCAACACCAACGACGCTGAGTGGCTATGGCATCGCTGACGGTATAAGAAACACTGGTGGCGTGTTTGGTGTCGGCTTGGGAGCTGCAATCAACAGGCCAGCTGCTGGTGTTGCTGGACGGATTTATGTAGACACAACAGCAAACACGATTGCGTATGACAACGGTGGGTCGTGGGTTGATATAGGTAATCCAGGCACCGTATCATCTGTGACGGTTGCGTCATCCACCCCTGGTGTTGTAGTGTCCAACGGTACTGTAACGTCAACAGGCACGATTAACTTGTCACTCGGTGCGGATCTTGCTGCTGTTGAAGGAATTTCTACTTTGGGATATGCTGTACGTACAGCAAATAATGCTTGGGCGACGCGCAGCATCTTAGGCACCATTGGCAATATTACTGTGACCAACAGTGATGGTACAATCGGGAACACCTCGATCGATTTGGTTGACGTTGCGACGCCAGGAACGTATTTTAGCGTGGTTGTTGATAGCAAAGGTCGTGTTCGGTCCGGAACAACAACCCAAGCTGTTGCGTGGAATGACATCACAGGAAGGCCAACGACAGTTGCCGGTTTTGGGATTTCTGATGCTGTAACAACGGCACAAGTTGGCGCTGCAAATGGTGTAGCATCCCTTGATGCTAACGGCAGAATTCCAACGTCACAAATGCCACCTGTCGCAATCACAGATACGCATGTTGTTGGCAGTCAGGCTGAAATGCTTACGCTTACTGCTCAGCGCGGGGATGTTGCCATTCGTATTGATCTAGGAAAGTCATTCATTCTAACTACAGACTCGCCATCATTCCTGTCTAGCTGGCAAGAGCTGCTGGCGGCAGGCTCAGGTGCAGGTGGTGGAGTAACGTTTGTCAGTGCCACTTCTTCGTCGCCTGATTTAGTGATTTCGGGAGGACCGATTATTGATAGTGGTACTCTGTCGTTTAGTTTAACTGGCAACCTGCTTGGCGTGTCCAACTTGAACACAAACGGTGTCGTCAAACTGAACGGCGGCGTGTGGTCAGCTAGTGCGGTTAACTTGTCAACTGAAGTAACTAACACGCTGCCTGTGTTCAACGGCGGCACGGGGTCTTCAACACTGACAGGATATGTGCGCGGGAATGGCATTTCTCCGATGACAGCGTCGCCAACAATTCCAGGCGCTGACGTGGCTGGGGACATTCCAGGGAGTGCTGCAAACGTTACAGGAACAGTCGCAATCGCCAACGGCGGTACAGGGCAGACGACCCGTCATGGAGCTTTGGATGCGCTGCTCCCACCACAAACAACTAACGCTGTATTGGTCACAAACGGTGCTACAGTTAGCTGGTCAACAGCTGTTAGTGGTTCGTTGATTACAGGCACGGTCCCTCTTGCAGCAAATGCTTTACAGCTGGGCGGTTTCCCAGCTAGCCAGTTTATCACATCAACAGGCATTGGTGCAACAGGCACGTGGGACATCGATATTTCCGGTAGTGCTACTGAGCTTGGTGGTCTTCCTGCCTCGAGTTACGCAAGAACAACCGGGGACAATGCAACTGGCACTTGGCCGATTAGTATCACAGGCGACGCAGGCACGTTCGGCGGGATTGCTTCATCAGGCTACGCAAAAGCAAACGGTACAGATGCGAACGGCACGTGGGACATCAGCATCTCGGGTGCAGCGGCTAGTGTTTCTGGTGTTGTTCCTGTATCGAATGGTGGTACAGGAGCGACTAACACTATTGATGCATTGACTAACCTGTTACCTTCACAGACGGGTAACCCTGGCCAAGTGCTGACAACAAACGGGACCTCAGCGTACTGGAGGAATGCAGAAGGAGGTTATTCGGTTATCGCTTATGAACAGTCCGATCTGTTCCAGCGTGAAGTTTTGGATTTTGTTGGTGCTGGGTTTGCTCTCAGCGATGACCCGACTCGTGGAATGACGCGGGTCCAGCTGGCAACATCGTTGTCGGAGATTGCTAGCGAGACGTGGGAAGGTATGGAAACGATTTCTATCGTTGGTAACATCACTCTCGGCACTTGGAACGGCACAACAATTGCTGTTAACCATGGCGGCACAGGTGCCACAACACAACAAGGAGCAGCAAGCAACATTTTACCGCCACAAACCGCTCAAACCGGCAAGGTGCTGTCTACAGACGGTTCTAACGTTAGCTGGACGACACCGACAGTTGCATGGACGAATGTAACAAGCAAGCCAACAACCATTGCTGGGTATGGCATCACTGATGCATACACAAAGACGGAAGTAGACAATAAAACGTGGGCGTGGAGTTCAATTACTGGCAAGCCGACAACGCTTGCGGGTTATGGTATAACAGACGGTCCTATTAAAACTGCGACTACTCAAATCATCGCTGCTAGTGCATTCCATGAGATTGACACGTGGACAGCGTTTGGAGCTAATACTGACGCTCGTGGTCTAATGGTTAGTGTTAAGGTGCTTGATAGCGACTCAAGCAGCCCAACATTTAACATGTGGATCAACTCGGAGTCCGTAGCCACTGTTGCTATTCGCGATCAACGATACGTTCGCGTGTTCAACGACTTTACATCATCGCTAGACTTCCACATTTCTATCAGGCAATAATAGATGATCACTCTAACCCCTGAACCAGCAGCGTATCCGACCGCACAGACGATTTCTCTGACGCTATCACCAGAGTTTTCGTCTGTGATTTTCACACAGAATGGCACGTCACCGACGTTGGCAAAGTATATTGCTTATGACACATTATCGCCGCCGAATCCGTTCATTGCTGTCGTACAGGACGGCAAAGGTAACGCGCTGTTTGATGGCGGTTTTCCAAAGTGGTACAACGGACACGTAAACACGGCGTGGACGACGTTTGCTGAGATGACCGGTGCTTTCAAGTACCTGGTCAACGCGCTAAACTTCATTGCCAACCCAGCAAAAGTTGCTGCTGGCAACCGCAAAGTATTGTTCCTCGGTGATGCAAACTCAGGCGAACACTACAACGTCAAGGATACTGCATCATCATCGTTCAAAACATCATTTGACAAGGCGTGCCAAATTGCTGGTTACACACCAACATACAGAACAAGGTCTGACTGGGGTGGCATGATTGACATCACATACGCTGACCTAGACCAGTATTGTGCTGTCGTGTTGATGAGCAGCGTGTATGCAACGACACAGCTGATCACCAACGTTGCAGTATCAAACATTACAGCGTTCCGTGAAGCAGGGAATGGAATTTTCTTGATCACTGACCACGGTGTTGGTGGTGACGGTTTCTACAAGACAGCAAACTACGTTGCTGCTAACCTCGGCGCATACTTTGAAGGCAACTACAACAGAACTCCTGTCAACGTTGGGTTTCTGAGAACAACATACGGTGACCATCCGCTGTACAACAACCTGACAAATGACGAAAGCATTCATGCTGGCGAGTCTGAGTCACGAGTGGTTGTTACACAGTCGCCAATATACACTTCCGCTAATCTGCCAACGATTACAACGCCGTCATCCGGGATTTTCACAGTACGGTTTCTGTTGCAACGTCCGGACGGAACGATTGAGACAACAAGTGCTACATACGCGATCAATATCGTTGAACCTGTTAGGTTTGTTGCTAGTCCAGGTGGTGCAACGCTAACAGCAGCTTCACCGCGATACAACCCTGCATTCAATTTGCACATAGCGCTAGATAACGTCAGTTTTGGTGCTGGCACTCGACTGTCTGGACTGATGAAAGTTAACAGCAATGTGATTGGAACGTTCTCAGGGACTGTTGGCACACCCGTGTATGCATTTTCATCCGGCGGTAATGCTCTAACTTTGCAGGAAGGAACAAATCAGCTAGAAATAGAGCTGCAATTGCCTGTCAAATTCTTCAA